GCAAAATCTTCAGACAAATATACTTCGATCAATTCATGGTGTTTCGAATGGGAAGCAGACACGAACTTGATTAAACGTATCCCTTTTGTAGAGGAGCCAATCGGAGACGGAGAGAACGCTTCTGAAATTACGATGACGTTCGGTGAGAATTACTATCAGAAAAACGATATCTTCAAGAATGACATTACGATGCAACAGTTCTTAGTAGTATCGACTCCAGTGCGTAAGGCAGACAACGCATGGCAAGTGTGTGTAAGGATTATCGACAACGACTACAAGTCGACGCTTGACCGTTCAGGTTGTCATATCGGAGACACTACTAGATTCCAGTCTAACGCACATCCAGAGTTACATTCTGAAGGTTTCGTAAAATATCAGTCAAGTGTTGAGAAACACAGAGGCTATATCACTACGCATCGTGTCGACGATTCGTATTCTGCACAATATGCAGCTTATGAGGATACGTTCATCAAGATTGCTAAGGGTGATGACAACGGGAACGCAAAGGAGGTTATCTACAAAATGGACAAGAAGGAAAAGACTCTTTTGGATAACTTCATGTTTGTTCGAAATAATGGCTTGAATGGTGGGTCATTTAAAATTCTCTTAATTGCTGGGACTCTAAACTGCCGATAGGCAGCACGACAATCAGCAGCCAAGGTAAGACAATAAGGAGCGTCCGATTGCTTACAAGGTTCAACGACTATCCGATTTAGGGTAAATAATTTAATTATTAAAATGGAGAATGATTTTAAATATATAGTATATCAAACATTGAACTGTGTAAACAATAAGGTTTACATAGGAGTGCATAGAATAAAAAATGAAAGGTTCGACGGATATATAGGGAACGGAGTGAACATAAACCATCCGAGTACATATATGAATCCTAAATATCCGTTTCAGTTTGCAGTAAAGAGATATGGCACAGCAAACTTCAGACGAACAACTTTATACACATTTAACACGGAAGACGAAGCGTATGCAAAGGAACGTGAGCTGGTCGATTTAAAATTCGTACAACGTTCGGATACATATAATTGTATTTTAGGGGGAAATTTTAGACCTTTGTTTTATGAAAGGCATAAGATTTATCAGTTTGACAACAAAGGAAACCTCGTAAAGGAATGGAATGACATATATGAATGTTCTGACTTTTTGGAGACATGGAAGGAGTCGATATATCAAGCAATCAATTCCAAAAATAGATTATATGGGCATTATTGGAGTTATTTTAATGATATAGATATATCAGAATATTCCAATCCGAACAACTCGCAAAAGGTTTATAAATATGACGCTAAAGGGAAATGCATTGCTATTTATGATTCAATAACTAAAGCCGCTAAGTGCAATTCATATAATTCATCCGCTGAACTTTACAATAGGATAATGGAAGGTTCAATGACAAGAGGTTTTTATTATTCATTGTCATTATATGACGAGTATGTTTCGAAGCCAAGGCTTGAATTAAAGGGAAAGGTTATTTACGTGTATGACCTGAACGGTAAATTCGAATCGGAGATTCCTTATGATGAAATTCATAAGTTTCTTGGAATCTCTTCGGATAGGAGGATATGCAATTATATAAATGCAGAAAAACCTATTAAAGAAAAGCAATTGAGGCTGGTCAAAAAAGACAGCATAGAACCTTATGAGAAGAAAAACAAAAATAAGGTTGTTTTAGTCTATGGTCTTGACGGAGGTTTCGTAGGAGAATATTCGAGTATAAATAAAATGTGTAAAGAATTGGACTTGGACAATTCTACAGTAAATAAAGTATTACGTGGAGTAAACAAGAGCACTAAAGGATATACTTTAAAAATTAAAGATATAGTCTAAATTATATAGAAATATATAAAACAATAATGTACTATTCAACAAGACAAACGTTGATGTAAACGGAAAGGCAACAATCTGCGATCCGGATACTGGTCGTCCTAAACATTATGCAATCGCCGCTTAATAAATGGGACACATAGTGGTGACGCTATGAAAAATTAATTTCTCTAATTGCTGGAAACTCCTTTGGGACAATCAGCAGCCAAGCATCGAATATGATAAGCTATAATATAGTAATCTCGATGAAGGTTCAACGACTAGCCGAAAGGCGTACACCTACATGGTGGAAATGGGAAATAACTTAATAAAAGTATAAAATGAAATATATAGTATATCTAACTACAAACAAGAAGAACGGGAAAATATATATTGGAGTTCACGGAACTGCGAATCCAAATACATTTGATGGTTATTTAGGTTGCGGAGCATACAGTAACAAACCAAGCTCTTATAACAAAGGAAAGTCGCACTTCCATAAGGCAATAATGAAATACGGAATAAACAACTTCCATAGAACGGCTTTGAGGGAATTTGACTCATTGGAAGACGCATTGGATTTGGAGTCTTTGTTAGTTACGGAAGAGTTCGTAAAAAGGACTGATACATACAATGAAGTAATTGGAGGAGGAGTTCCTCCTATGTTAACAAAACGCATATATCAGTTTGATTTACGTGGGAATCTCATAAAAAGATGGGATTCGATAACTGACGTTACAATTTATTTAAGTTGCAATAAAAACAGAATCCGTACGGTAATAAGCGACAAACGAAGTTTTAATAATTCATATTGGTCTGAAACTGAAACAATAAACATAAATGAATTCAGGCTAAGCATTAGAGATGGAGTATTTCAATATACTAAGGATGGAATATTATTAAACACTTTTAATGATGCTTCAGAAGCTGCTCTAAAGCTAGACATTGATAGGAAGTCTATCGTGAATTCAGTTTTCAATAGGACATCTTGCGGTGGATATTATTTCTTGCGTTCGGATGAAGACATCAAAACATTACTATCCGCAAAACGAAATAACATAAAAATGAATGCCATTAAAGTTTATAGGTATTTGCTGACAGGAGAGTTTGATATGGAATATGATTCTATTGAAGATGCATGTAACGACACTCCGAAAAGCAGTCATGGGAACATAACAAGGGCAATAAAGGGAAATAAGACTTGTGCTGGATATAAATGGAGCTATGAAAGGCATGACGTTCATAACGAATACATTCCACTTAATCCAGTAAAAATATCCCAATATGACTTAGACCATAATTTGGTTAAGACATGGGATTCCGTCAATGAATGCAAAAAGGAGTTTCCGTGTTGTCAGAAGGTTTGTAGAAAAGAAAGAAAGAGTACTAAAGGTTTTATTTTTGAATATACAATAAGTTAAAGATATAGTCTGAACTCCATGGAGACATAGAGATAACAAATGATTTATATTGGCGATGGTATTATTCCTCAATGTGAGAGTTTCGCATCAAAGTATGCGTTTGGTAAACTTACGGTAAACGTATTCCAGACAATCATGGCTATGATGACAGAGCGTTCGGAGAAGCCTACAGGAAACCATTACGCATTCATATGTAATGAGCGTATGTGGTTCTTGGTTCAACAGAACCTGAATGACTATCTGTTTAAGTGGAAATCACAGAACGGTACGTATATGTGGAGTAAGGGGGCAAATGACTACGTTAAGGTAGGCGCAACCTTCGACACTTATTCATTCGGAGGAAACGAAGTTTCGTTCAAGGTCGATAGGGCAATGTCTCGTGAGTACGGTTCAGTCAAGGGTTATGCCCTTTGCTTGGACATGACGAGCGATTCAACGAACAACAGACCTGCGATTGAAATGTTCACGTTGAAAGGCGGTGATTTCGTATCAAATAAAGTATTGGGCGTAGGCGGTGAAAACGGTTTGTCTTCTGGCATCGTTTCCACTCCTGTTGCAGGGTCTAAACTAATCAACTGGGGTTACTCGGGTGTTGCGGTTTATAACCCTTACCGCTCATTCGTATTGAGAGAGGCATAGAGATTTATATAATAGGTGGGGAGGATTCCCTTCCCCACCTTATTTTAAGGGATGAGATTTCCAAATACATATTATATTTGTTAGATAACGTTGAAAATGTAAATGAAAGTATGAGTAGTTTAAATGATATTTATGACGCTACCAAAAATCTGGTAGTATTAAGGTGTGTTAATTCAAAGACTGGATATATAGTGAAGGTTCAACCATGTAAGGACAGGCAGACTGGTCAATATCCTCCTTGCGTTAAGAAGGTAAATTCACAGGGTGATATGATTATGACTGATGCGGAGAGGAACTCAGGAAAGCTGTTTATTCCAGAAGACGCAGTATTCGACATTACGGACGGAACTGCATTTGACCTTAACAATGAATATGAAAATGCCACATGGCAAGCTATAAAGAATAGCATATTTATCGTTCCAACTAGGGACGCTCGTGACAAGAACGGCAATCTTATCATTGACGGAGACTCAAAGAGATATGGAATCGCAGAGTTCTATGTTGAGAATCCTGGAGAAGAAGCCAGAAAAAGAGTTTCTAAACGAGAGAAAAGAAACAATGCCTATACGTTCATCTTTAATGACGAAAAGGGACGAGAGGGAAGATTGCTTAAAACAAAACTTCTTGGGCATAGTATGGTCGGAAAGTCTGACGCTGACGTACAGGATTATCTGTTAAACATTGCAGACAGCAACCCAGACAAAATCATTGAGATATATACTGGAGACGACATGAAACTTAGACTTCTGTTCATGGAAGCGAAAGAAAAGAATGTCATCTATATCAAAAATAAGTTATGGATGTATGCGGATAGCGTAGTGCTTGGCGCTACTGACACTGCTGTAATCACATGGATGAAGCAGTCTTCTAACAATAAGATGTTACAGCTAATCCAAAAGGATACGTTTCCAGAGTATTATGAAAAACTAAATGAAGAGGCTGCAAACACAATATTAAACAATACTACTGACTCGTTAACGCAACCTCAAAATAAGCCGTCAAAACCAAAGACGGCTGTAATACCTAAATAATAATGACAGTAAGACAATTATATGAAGCTCTTCTTATAGAGCTTAATAAGGTTGAAGCTCCAGCCTTATTGCTAAAGGATTTTCTTTATTTTTTAAATAAGAAGATAAACGGATTTGAAGACGCTCTATATTTGGCATACGACACTAATCAAGCTAGAAAGGATGCGCTTAGACAATTGGAGCATACGGCGTATCCTATTATTCCGACAAAAACGAATAAATACGGAGAATCGTTAGGCTCTATTTATGAATGCTATCTTCCTGATGATTACAGGCACATACTTAATGTCATGTGCGAATTCACGGTAACACAGGACAAATCAAAATGCAAAAAAGAAGGAGACATCGTAGTTTATAATGCGAATAAGATGACGTCCGATAATTCGGGCACAATAATCAACGATTACTTTCAAAGACCTAAAGTAAACAGACCGTATTATTTCATACATAATGTCTCTAATCCTGTCTCTAATCCATATGATGAATATAATCCGATTACCAATGCTGGGACCGATATAGCGGTACATATACAATATGACATAAACAATAATATTGTAGGATACGAAACTGACGGTTATAATAGAACTATACAATACGGAGGTAACGACATCAGCATCGTCGATAAAGTAGGAGGCGTCAGATATGGCGGTATATCTAAGACGAGGATGGAAATAAGATACGGGAAAGACGGAGACAAATATGAACTAACAAAAATATATGTGGACTACCTCAAAGCTCCACAATATTGCAATATGGAACAGGAGCAGCTTGATTTGGTGGAGGATACTACACAAATCATCGAGTTCCCTGACTATATTTGTTATCAGATAATTGACGACATTAAAATTTCGGTTCTGGAGAATACTTCAGACGCTAGATTCATAACATATGCTCAACTGTCGTCGTCCAGTGCGAGCAAATAACAATTAAAAAAAGTATAATTATGTTTAATTATCAGACAAGTACGGTAATCAACGGATCGTTGGATGCCGACAGCAACATCATTGACTCTCTTGGTAGGGTCGTAGTAAAGAACCTTACCAATGTAGCTTCAGCAACAGGGGAGTTCGAGGTTAAGTTCGGTCCGAAACTAAAGGTAGTGTCAGGAAAGTCTTCTATTGCATATAGAAAGAAAGCTGGCTATAACGGAATCAAAGATATGATTTCAATCAACAGAGTATCCGATTTGATGTCTACTACTGGAACAAAAAGATACCGTCTTGATTTTTATATCAAACTTGATGGAAGCAACAGCACTTTATATGCCAATTCATTTGTATTCAAAGGGAGACCTGTATATATTGAATTCGACGTAAAGGCTAACGCAACCGACGCTGGAATTATCAACGCAATTACGGCAGCATACGAAAACTGGAAGTTGTATTATGGACAGCCATTCTTCAATATTTCAAAGAATGCGCCTAAATCAAAGGTTCTTATATCAGGAGGTACGGACTTGCTTACCGCTACAGTTCCTGCGAACGTAAACGATACAGTAACATTGAAAGTAACGAATACTGGTTCTGCACAAGAAAAGTCAATTAGCGTAACCGTTAGCGGAACTACTACCAAGGCTATTACGGTAGCATGTAATTATGTGTCAGCAGCTACTGAGAATACGGCAGCGGACATCCAAGCAGCAATCGAAGCTAATGCAGCAGCTTCTGCATTGTTATCCGTGTCAATGGCTTCTGGAGCTACTGCATCTAATTTAGCTACAGCCACAACTACCGCATTTACGTGTTCAGGTGGTACTGCCAGCGGAATCGCATTCGAGGCAGAGGATGAGTTCCAAAGAATCTCATTGGAGGTTAAGGAGCTTGTCGATGGCGGAACTGAATTTGACGAGGTTG